ATAAACTTGAACACATTGAAATGTTGGAAGAACTGTTGAAAAAACAACAGATTCTTTATACTAGAATGAATTTGTCTGAAGATCCTGAAGCAAAATTTATGAAAACTAGTATTATGGAATCTGCAAAACAACTAGGTTTTCCTTCAGATGTTGATTTGGTATATGTTTTCAAGAATATGACGAATGTCATTGATAACATGAAAAAGACCATTGACAATTCTTTGTAAAACAATTATATTAGGGGGGTGGTGAGTCCCCCACCAAAACTCACCAACAGACCAAATACTAACTAATACGAGGTACAAAATGGGTTTTTCAGACCTTAAGAAACAATCATCTCTTGGTAGTCTCACTGCCAAGTTGGTAAAAGAAGTTGAGAAGAGTAATAATAAGAGTGGTGGTCTAGATGAAAGGCTATGGAAGCCTGAAATGGATAAAACTGGTAATGGATATGCAGTAATTCGTTTCCTTCCTGCACCTGATGGTGAAGATCTTCCTTGGGCAAAGATGTTCTCTCATGCATTTCAAGGACCTGGTGGATGGTATATTGAAAACTCCTTGTCTACTATTGGTGGTAAAGACCCCGTTGGAGAACTTAATCGTGAACTTTGGAATACTGGTAACGAGACAGATAAGGATACTGTTCGTAAACAGAAACGTAAACTTTCATATTACGCAAATATCTACGTAGTACAAGATAAAGCCAATCCTCAAAATGAGGGTAAAGTGTTTTTATATAAGTTTGGTAAAAAGATCTTTGATAAGATCATGGAAGCAATGCAACCGGAGTTTGAAGACGAGACTCCAATTAATCCTTTTGACTTCTGGCAAGGTGCCAACTTTAAACTGAAGATCAAGAAGGTTCAAGGTTATTGGAATTATGATAGTTCTGAGTTCGATCGTCCTGGTGCACTCTTGAATGATGATGATGCAATGGAATCTATTTGGAAAAAACAGTATTCCCTTACAGAAATTACTGCTCCTGATCAGTTTAAAAGTTATGATGAACTGAAAAAACGTCTTGATTATGTTCTTGGTAATAAGACCACGCGTAAATCAACAGTAGAGGAAGAGACTGAGTATGATAACTACACAGCAACAGAACAAAAGTCTGTCACTGAAGAACAAGTCATGCAAAAACTCGAAGACTCTTATCAATCCTCAAAGACAACTTCTGACTTCAACTCTCCTGATATTACTAGTTCTAAAGGAGATGATGAAGAAGACCCAATGTCATATTTCTCAAGACTCGCAGACTCTTGATACAAAAAACGGCCTTTGATTTCAAAAAGGCCGGAAAAAAAATCTGGGGGAAAAATCACACTATTACTTTTTTTATTGGAACAATAATATATTTTCCCCTCTTACAACTGTATCAGAAACATATTGACTAGAACCTTTTATATATTTCATAATATTTGTAAGATCATCGATAATCAAACCTATAAATTCTGGTTTTATTAAAAATATATTTCTTTTTTGGTCTTCTATTCTAATTTCAAAATCATAATTTGAAACAGGAAATACACTCGAACTAGTAATTATTTGATTGATACCAGGATCAAAAAATGTGATACTATAATCTTCTGGAACTTCAAATCCTTTTCTTACGATTACATTTCCATTTGAATTTTTAACTTCATTGGTTTCAAAATATCTAGTAGAATAGACTTCATCGAAAGAACCATATTTTCTCAATAGATAATTATTAAATGCAATTTGAGTCATAGGCCACTCAGTTTCGTAATTTACAATATTGTTTGACAATAATACAAGCCAATCTAAATTTTCATCTTGATAAACTTCAAATGCAACATTATCTGGCCTATCATTATCATTTACCTTGTATTTGGTAAAAAATGTCAAATCAGCAAAAATATCTTCTCTTATTTTTGCTCTTTTAAATAAATTTTTAACTAGTGTGTAGTCTGATATATTTTTCCCATTTATTGTCCTATCTACATAGTCAAAATTTGGGATATATCTAAAGTATTTTTGTGCCATTAGAAACCAGTGCCTCCTGCTCCTTTTTGATCATCTTCGTAAACAGGTTCAAGTTCAGAGAATGTCATTTTAACTTCATATTGAGTCATTGAACCACTATCTTTATAAGTCATATATGAATTAGATGGAGTGTAATTTACAGAAAAATCTGAGAGAATAGATCTTTCTTTAAATCTGTGCATAAATGGGTGATCAATACCTCCATTATACTTATATTTTAATTTAAATACATCGGGAGAATATACAAAATAATAAGGAGGTGGAGCTTTTGGTGCAAGAGCACTCTTAAGTTCTCTTATTATTTTTTTTATTATCTCTGCTTCTGTATCAGTTCTAGGAGTAAATTTAAAATTAAAATTAAATGATCTTATTTTTGGTTCATTATAAAGTAATTCTAAATTTGGATTAATTACCGTACCATAATCTCTTGAAAATATATTGTCTCCTACGGCCTGTCCCGCAAAATATGATGTAATATATCTTTGTAAACCATCATCATTAATAATATCTTTACCCATATTTCCTAAGTTTTTGGTAAGATTTTTAATTGCATTTTTAATATCCTCAAGACTAAAATTATCGGGAATAGCATCTATTCCAATATCTGCTAATTTATTTTGAATTGTATTTAATTTGTCTTCTCCCCATTCAGCACCATTATCTTCTTGTAGATTTGGTTGCATCGGAAGTTGTATAATTGTACTTGGATTTCCTGGTTTATTTGCTGCATCACCCTGCGTCACCTTATATCTTTGTATAAAAATATAGTCATAACCAAATTCTGAAATATCATATTCAGGATATTTAAGTGTTATAACTTCTCCTCTACTACTACGAGGTCTTTCAAATGCGGGACTCGTAAAATCGAAAGCACTATTAAGACTAAAACCCGAATCCAATAAGTCTATACCGTCTTCAAAACTTAAAGAAGATTCAGATGCTGGACTAACAACCTCATTTGAAGGACTTAAAAAGGAGGGACTAATTACACTAGAAGTAAGTAACCCTCTAGAATTTACAAAACCCCCTGTAGTTGAGTCAATTACTCCTGGTATACCTGAAACAGATAATTGTCTTCTTTTAAATAAACTTGCATTTTCATTTATTAAATCTGCCCTAATTTCATTAAATGTAGATAATCCAATTCTCTCAATTTCTTTTATTAGATCTGACTCAGATAATTCTACACCACCAATATTTCTTTGAGTATTGTTATATTCACCTAAAAATGATGAAGAGTTTATAGTATAATTATTATTTTTACTCTCTGCAATTACTGTCCCCGTCTTAACTGATTTTACATTTACTTCACCAGTGTCTAAATTAGTAGATACTTCAATAACAACACCTTGATATACGGTGGTTTCCTTTATTATCCTATTATCACTTTTTTGTTCTTCAAAAGGTAAAGGTTGTCCTGGTGAAAAGGTCACTTAGATCTTTCAAATTGTTCAATTATTTATCTCAAATAAAAAAAATTAGAAACCTGTACCAACACTTATTTCTTGATCCTTCTGATATATAGGTTCAAGTTCTGAAAATGTCATGTTAATAGAATACATTGTCATAGAACCACCCTCATAAGTCATATATGAATTTGCAGGAGTATAGTTCACAGTAAAATTTAAAAGAGCACAAGGTTTGAATTCATTCATGAATGGATGTTTGATACCTTGATAAATATATTCTAATTTGAAAATATCAGGAGTTTCTAGAAATAACTTAGATTTTTTTCTTTTTGGATTTAATGCAGTTTTAAAAACTTTAATTATTTCTCTTACAATACAAGCCTCTACCATATTTCTTGGTGTAAGGTTGAAGTTAAATTGAAAAGTTCTCAATTTTCCTCCATTGAAAAGTAATTCTAAGTTTGGATTTAAAATACCTCCTACTTTTCTTGCTTGAAGATTAACACCAAGTGCTTGACCTACCAAATATGCCTTTATTGCCGGCAGCGCCTTAGGATCCTCTGCAAAATCTTTAGAGACTGCCACAGCACCTTGATATAGTGCAGCTGTTGTACCCATTAAATCTTGTCCATTATTACTATTTCCTATATTG